TGAATACCATAGGATTAGGCGCAATCACTTTTATTAATTTCCAGCGGTTATTGGCTTTATCCCATTTTTTGATATACTTTTCTTTATTCATTTCTTTAATGAGTTCGAATAAAGTAAGCTCGCGAGTAACGTAGCGCTGTCCATATTCCTTTGCGCGGTTATCAATATAGTTTGCAATAGCTTGTTCGCGGTGTTGTCTTGCTGATTCGATATCTGTAGAAGTTATTTCATCAGATATACCTTTTGCAATTGTAATAGTTTCATTAGGATAATTAATCTTATACCACTTTCTCGCTTCTTTACGAAGTTGATCGCTTTGAGTTTTGAACTTAAACTTTTCAAGAGTAGCATAAACTTCTTTAACTGCATTCTGCATATCAACATCACTTACAGGTTTACTATTGGCAAGTAAATCAAGATGCCGTTTTTGAGTAGAAAGAGTTCTTGTAGTAACTCGAGAAGCTTGCAAAGCAGTTCTCTCTTCATTTGTTATTCGTCTATTAATCTTTTTATCAGGATTCAACCGCTTAAATTCTTCATCTGCTGCAACACCGGCTTTCTTTGCAATCTGACCAAGCTTAGAAAAGTCGATAGCTTCTTCTACAAAAGATACTGTATCTGCAATAGAACTCAATTTTTTCACTTGATTTTCCATATAAGTAACCAGCGCTCTTCCAAGTTCGGTTTCAACATTAGGATCGTCAAGATACTGTAAAAAGATATTTAATTTTTGTTCATTTGTAGCTGTACGCAAAAGATACAAAAACTTTCTTTGCTCAGCATTAAACTTATAAAGATTCGAGTATGCCGTTTTAGCTTTCTCGTCATAAGTTATTTCAGAACTTATTATTGCCGTATCAATAAAATCTGTAATTGTTTGCAACTGTTGTGCTACAGGTTTACCGCTTGTAAAATTGTCTATCAGTTTAATAATTTCCGAAGTAGCCTTACTACGAGTCATTCCATTATACTCAAAATCTACTGCAACTGATAATATATCAGTGTATATATCGCGTAATGTATCAATAGACCTATTAAGTTTATCGGCGCGCTCTTGAGTTATCTGATTACTCTTTAACGCAGTTTGAACGATATCCTTAAAATTCTTCACACGCTTGCTTATTTTGCTTGAGGTATTGAATCTTTGAGACGCACCATAGCTATCATAAAGCTTTCGTATTTGTCTGTAACCTTCATATCCATACTTATAAGTATTTCTTACACGCTCATTTGAAAATTTATGGAATTCGGTTTCAATCTCAGCATTAATACGTTCTTTTTCGATACCGGTTTTGTCTTTAACAGATTCAAGATTAGTTTTGATATTTTGGATATAGTCTGACGCAACTTTACTAACATCTAAGTTAACTCCAGATAATTTATCCATCTGATCAAGTACTAAATTTGCATATGCATCGGTATTTATATCACCGTATATATCTGTATTAGATACAGTATCAAGTAAAGTAAGAACTTTCTCATACGCTTTAAGTTTTGCGTCATTTGTAGCCTGCTCAGCAGCAAATTTGATTGCGTCATTTATTTTAGCAATTTCTTCAGAAACATCTGCAGACTGTACATTTGATTTAGTAACATCAAGTGTATCGAGCAAGTTAAGAACATCATCGGAATCTTTATAATTTGCTCCAACGTCTGTGCTAATAACGTTATAATTCATACCCCAATCTTTACTAATTAAGCCATACACATATCCAAAACTGTTATAACTTAAGTTCAAACCATTAGCATAGTTAAGTCGCTTTTGGGCATCGATATTCAAAAGATCGGTAATAATATTAGTACGTCTATCATCTAATCCGCTCTTAACCTTTCTCTTAACATTACCTTCTTCGCGTATATATTTACCCTCAGTTATATTAGAAAGAATTCTTGCATAATCAGGGTCGCTTCTATGCGCACTAATAAATCCGTCAAATGCGTTGTGTAACTCAATTTCACTGTCATACACAGTTGAAAGCATTGCTTTAAGCTTTGCTGCATTACCTTTTCCAGATTCAAGTAAAAATCTTGCATACTCCATTGCTACAAAGTATACTTGGAATGTATTGTAATAATCTTGAACATCTTTTACTGAAGTAAGATAACCGTTACGCTTCCAGTCAAGAGAATCTTTTGCAGAATCTGGACAGTTTCGAATAAGCAAATTTCTTGAAAACGTAGTATTGGTATCATCATTGATATAGCTCAGTATGAATGATTTGGTTATACCAGGATTATCAGTTTTAGTACCAGAGTACTTAGAAAGCTTATCGATAAATTCTTCGCTAAAACCGAGATTCTCAAGTTGCTTAAAGTTAGTTATTTGGTACTTTGTTAATATATTACAAATAGATTCATACCAAACATTCTTTGCCCAAGCAACTTCTGTTCCTTCAAACTTGCCGTCCGTCATAGGTACAATTTTCACTTCAAGAGTTTGAGGGTCTTGCACCAATGCAACATTACGTTTTAACTCAATATAACCTTGAGCTGCAGGATTTACATTTGCATCAAGAGTTTTTGCAAAGTTATCTTGAAGGATATTAAGAGTGCTATCAGATACCCAAGTATTATTTATCCTTCTAAATCTTGCTACGCGTTTACTATCAAACAACTTACTGAGTTGATTTGTAAGGCCTTCTTTGTTTAAGATAATATCACCACTATCTGGAGCGACAGTATACTCACCAAGTATATCTTCAGATATTTTAAGATTTTTACAAATCTGCTGAAGTCTTGCAACAATAGAGCCTTCAGAATTCACATTTATAATCTGGCCGTCATTTGTAACAAAGATAGTATCATACTGGTATGCTTGTTGCTTACCAACAATTCCCATTTTAGAAAGTTCTGAAAATGCAGTTTCAAAGTTAGCAAGAGTGGAAGTAGATATGTCTAAATTAGCAAGTTGAGGTTTTACATTCAGATATTTACGTATAGCATTAAAGTTTATAAATGATCTATTACCGGCAATAAATAATCTATTTCCAGGAGTAGTATTTGCAATAAGATCATTTATCAAGTTTGCTGTACTCGTATTTACTGCAGTATTAGTCAAATCAACTGTGCAACTTTTTGAAGTGCTATCATATAATGCGATACCAGATATCTTATCACCGTACTTAGTATAGACCTGTGCGGAATCAATTAAATTTCTTGGTTTAATACCATTAGCCAAACTTGCCGCATAAGATTTATCCGGAGCAAAAGGAATATTCATAAATCTATTTACTTCGGTAACATCTTGATAAATTTTTGCAAGTACATTAAATTCTTTACCAGTAAGTTTTGCAATAAATCTAATAAAGTCTTGTTGCGGCATTGCACTGATAGTTTGTTTAAGCTGCATATCATTTATTTGACTTATCCAAAAATCTTTAGACACATAATCACTATCATTAGTAGGCTTAACAGGAAATAAGGCTTCTAAATCGCCTAGCTGAGCTTCTCCAGAATAAAACTCATAATTTGTAGTCAATTGTTTAATTGCGTTATCACTCGTAATCTTTTTATTGCTAAACTGATTCAAAACATCAAGCACATTTTTCGGCGCAGATAAATCAGCTCGCCGAGCAATTATACCATCTAAACGCTTGAGCAATTTTAACTTAGAATGGGTACGAATAATTATCTGGTCTGCGTTTTCATATCTGAATGAATTAAAATCTACCACAGTGTCTGCATAGCTCGCACTTGCCATACCTTGTGCATAACGTTCATTCATGAAACAATACTGATATACCATTCTTGCAAGTTGCTCTGCAAGTATAGGTTTATACTGCTCATCTCCAGTAAAACCGAGATTCGATAAAGCCACAGACATATTGTTTTCAGTGTCTACATCTGTCCATAAGACACCCTTTTCAGTATACTGAACTAAACCTTTACCTTCCACTGCAAAAAGAAAATCATAAACTTCATCTTGTAATTTTTCCAAATAATTTTCTAATTCTTCACCTTTCAAAGATTTTAATTGTTGTTCAAAATAATTCTTAATAGGATCAGTAAATGACATTGTTCCAGTATTTGTTAAACCACAGATACTATGATTTATTTCATGCTCAGCTGTCTGAAGCATATTCTTTTGATTCTGTTCAAGACTAACATCCGGATTAGCTTTTGCAGCAATCATAATTACACCGGCAATACCGTTGTTAGGCCTAAGGAACCTTTGAAAACTACCATTTGTACCTTTAACGTTATCTGGACGTAGATAAATTACAATATCATTTCCCAACAAAGAAGGTCCTATTATTTTTTTACCATAATCGGTAAGACATTCACTAAGTAAAATACCTTTGTCGATATTCAGATGCGCAGATGAATCTGCGGCATAAGTATTGATGCGCTCGCTGAGTATATCCTCATTTATCATTTGTGATATCTGACGCAAATGAACAATTGTATTATCTGGAAGAACCTCAAAACCAAAATTATCTGCCAAGAAATAATTCATCTGTTCAAAAAAATTAGTATCATATGCACTTAATGCCTGATCGAGAGCTCTTGTATCGTTATAGTTTTTAGAATCAAATAAAGCAAGAGCAAGGTTATTGATAGTGAGTATATTTGCGTTTTTAGGAATATTAAATCCAAACTGTTTTGAAAAATATTCAATAGCCATTGCTAAATCTGCAGCGTCAGTATTAATGTCGGCTTTGAATGTCATATAATTGAATGCATTTGGATCTCTGTTATTAATTATGAAATTTTCAATGTCTTCATCTGATTTGAAAAATGTAGGCGCACCTTCGATAACCAATTGCAAAGATTTAATAGCTTCAGATTGCTCGCTTTCAAAAACTTTATTCAAAGCAGTTCGATAATAGTTTTTCTCAGCTTGTCTTACAACTTGCATAGAATTAACGTTACTAATGCCTTTTACTGAAAGTATCAAGTTATACATTAATTTTCCATACTCATCTTTTGCAGACATATAAGCTTTTGAAGCAATGGTATTATCTTGAACAAATAACATAGTAAATAATGCTTGCTTCAACATTATATCATGCTTTACTTCGTTACTCAAATCAATATTATAAGACTTAACCAAATTTTCAAGCAGATTCATGATAGTATCGTTACTACCTATTTTAGCGAACAATTGATCATTATATATTGTAGAGAATATCAATTGCTGAATTTTTGGCAAAGAAAAGTTTTTAGTTACTGCAGCATTCAAATATACATCACCGTTATATGAAAATACAACAGGAAGATTCTCACCCGTAGAATAGTAAGAATAATACTTTGCTTTAGTAAGTCTATCTATTTTTTCAAAAGATATTGCTACATCTTTTGCAATCTTGGTAATATATATCTTAGAACCAAAGGCCTCAGAAAGTACAGATTCCGTCTTTGCATAAGTCTTAGCTTGCTTTGCTTCTCTTTCAGCAACTGCTTCAGACATATCAAGAAGTTTATCAATGGTATCTTCAGTGTACTGTTCGAATTTACCAAGACTACGAGCAAACTGATCAGGACCCATATAAGCTGCAAATTCAGAAAGGGTTAAGAAAAGATTCTGCTGCATATTTTGAGCTTCAGAAGCAATATCCGCATCGGTCAAATCTAGTGAAGCAAGATCTATTCCAATTCCTTCAGACTGGAATTCTTCAAGCTTTTTCTTAAGCAATTCTTCATTTATGGTTAGCTTCTTTGCTTTAGGATCTTTACTATTTTTATCTACAGTTATTGTATCATTTTTAGTAGGGTCACCAAAATTAGATATAGTAGCAATAGTGTTTCCAGCGTCATCTACAGCAAGCAGTGCAAGATTTTGAAGTCTATCATATCTTTGTTGCATTCGTGTAGATAATTTCTTACCAGATTTAACTTTTTGTTCAAGAGTATCTTTGTAATTAAGCAACATTGCTGTTTTAGCAGGTGATAACTGAATACCACTAGAATTTACAGGTTTACCAGTCTTTTTATCTATCTTAGTATTTGTGAGGCTTACGGCAGTTTTTGTAGCTATAACTTTCTGTATAGCAGCATGCCCTCCAGCCATAATACCGCCGACTAATGCACCAGAAATAAAAGATTCCCAAAGCGACTTAAAGCTAATATCTGTATTTCCAGTAAAAGCATAATCGAGACCCGCATCAATAATTTCTTCAACAACTTCTTCAAAACCTTCACCAATAAAATCATGAAGCATTTTTGTTGTTACATTCTTGCTGCCAAAATTTTCCCAGGCCTTAATCCAGCCTTGCTGTTTGAAAAATGCCGTTTCAGACATACCCTCAACTGCGTAGCTAATTGCGGTTTTCATTGCCGAGTATGCTATTACATTGTTAATACTTTTTTCGGGATTAGCTGTAGCATACTCAACAGCGTTCTCACCTGCAGCAGAACCATAATACAGCAGGGTACCAGATCCAGGCAAAAGATAGTTCAAACCAGACATAACAAGTATTCTTGAGATGGACTGGGACATACCTAAACCCAATTTTGCCCAATTTTCTGTAGAATATGGATTGGTTGAATATGCATTCGGAAGCCATTTTACTACCCAATCCTGCGTAGGAATAAAATCTTCTTTTGCATAATCAAGTATATCATTTGCTACATCTGCATAGCCAAAAGAATTAGCGGCAAAACTACCTATCGTAAGTATTGCATCAGTCAATCCTTCAACCATTTCAAGAGGAGTCAATAAGATCTCAGCAGCAAAACTACCGATAGTAGACCAAAACTTAGTCATAGAACTTGTATTTTCCCAAGCCTCATAAGTCTTCACTTGTTCATCCATTATAGCGATATTCTTAAGTAGTTCAGAATAACTCATATACGGTTTAGCTTCATACTCTTGACTGAATTCAGAATAACTCTTCGAAAAATTGGTTAAACCATATGAAATCTGTTCGTCTGTCAAATCAGTGTCTACAAAATAACCTTCTTCGTACAGTTTATTCTTTCCTTCCTCACCAGAGTATTGCTTATTGAATGCTTCATAATCTCCAGCGAACTTTTCGTTTACTAATTTATCTACCCACGACTTATCAGATTTTTTACCGTACTCTTCGTTTTTAACAGCATAATCAATATTATTCTTATCATTTTCATAAGCAATAATACTACTCAATCCTGAAAGCAAAGAATACTTTGTAGTAGTAGAATAATTAGAATATTCAGCTGGAAGTTTATCTTTCAATGCTTTACCATTTGCAGCAAGCATCGCAAGATAACCTTGTGCTTTCGAAGGATCATTGTCTTGAGCAAGCTGAGTATAAACATCAGCCTCATAAATACCAGACATTATTGCTTGATTTCGAATTGCTGTCCAGCTATTAGTTATTCCTTTATTACGGCTTTTATAAATAGGATTAGCCATTATTTAACCTCCATAGCATTTTTACGCAGTTGATAATTATATTCATCAATTTCAGCTTGAACATCATCACCTGCACCAAAGAAATCATTTATTGCATCATTAACATTATTGAATGGATCTTTACCTGTCCAAATACCGCTAACAGGTGAAAGTAAAAGATCACCAAATCTTTGAAAAGTAACTTTAGCTTCTTTACCCATATCACGTTCTTTGAATTTACTAGACGCTTTATATAATTTACCATATTGATAAAAATACTGGTTCTTATTATACAGTTTACCATTATAATAGATAAAGTCTATAATTTCAGTACCATTGTCAAATTTACCAGCACGCAGTGCACTGGCTAAATCTGGTAGATCGGCACTAACGCTTTCTGCAGTTAAAATTGGCGGTTTATTTTCATCACTATATTCTGTCTTATAAAATCCGCCATCATAATAAACCCAGTAATCTTTTGTACCTTTACCATAATTGAAGCTAACAATAGCGCCGTCTTCATACATACCATTATTTGCATTATCGATTATTTGCTGCGCGTAAGAATCTTGCTTACCACCTTTACCACTACCAAGATAATCGCCAAAATCAGTAGGAGATGCGTTTTTTGCACTTATATATGTATCGGTTACAGCCACACCGAACATACTATAAATATCAGAAGTAGATGGCGCTTCATAAATGGTATCAAGAACAATATTACCTTTTTCGTCATAACTTGATAAACCAAAAGTAGTATGATACAATCCCATTTGATTATCATAAAACCATTCTTTATATTCTGCAACAGCTTTAGCTTGAGCATTCGGCGTCATGGATTCCCATCTTGTACCATATTCAGACGCGGCCATATTAGTAGCAAGATCTTCAAGTAATTGAGCAGCTTGACCAGGTTCAAGTGGAGAATTTAACATTTTGTCAAATTCATGGATTGCCAAATCAGTTATTTCATATTCACCAGGTGTTGCAGTAGCTTTCAAATATCCTCTTTCTAAAAGGTAAGATTCATAATTATATCCTTCTGGAGTTTCGCCTGCAATATTCTTAAAAACATCTCCATTACCATTCATATCCGCAGCAAGTTTTTGTAATAGTGCATCCAAAGCTAGCTGTGCATTTTCTTGATATTTCAAAATGTTTTCAAAGTTACCTTGAGCGTCTTGCTTACCTAAAACAGTCGTCAATGCAGACTCATAGCTTTTAGTAATGCTTTCAAGAACATCTGCCTGAGATTGCGCTAATTGAGATTGAAGAGCTTCGCCTTGAGCAGTGACAGATTGATTAAAAACTTCACCTTGCACAGCAACTGCGCCTGTACCAAGATTTTTTGAGTTATCTGCCATTAAGTTCGATGCAGCTACAGTAGCGACATTCGTTTCAATAAACATCTGTTCGGCTTGTAACTTAAACTGAGTATTATAAGCTTGCACTGCTGCGTTGAACTGTTTATCAAGTTCAGTTACTCCAAGTAACTCAAGATATTTTCTTGTAGATTCTTCACTTGCATCAATTGTATCACCCAGCACAGTCTTGGTCGTATCGAATACTTTCTGTGTGGTCGATTGTATCGTCTCGTCCAAAATAGTTGTCTGACTCTTGAGATTTCTCAACGACGGGCTCGTTACTAATGGCATCTTGTACCTCCTCTACAAAATAACTTACTTTCTCTATCTTTACTGGATTAGTTTTATACGACTCATACTTTTCAAGAATATTGACAATCTTTCTAAAATATATTGTATCATTTGTCGATACTGATAAATACGCCTTAAATACTGTTTGCAAAATAGCCATTAAAATATTTGCCGAATACATAACCATTTTGACAGTCGCAGCTTTCATATCAACATTCGGATTTGGAGCAAAACCTATCATTGCTGTAGCAAACATACTTATAATAGAAAACAATGTACCCATCACTAGATACTTCATTTTTGCTTTAGCTGCTTTATTTCTATCATCGATTAATCCATCTTCATCATCACTTAAATTAACGATATTTGAAGCGCTAAGTTTGTGTATTTTTGAGGCCTTACGTTCGACGCGTAATACATAGGCATTCAAAAAATCGCGTTGTGTGCGCGGTCTTAGGTGTGCCAAACGACGCATAAAATTAATGAGCTTATGTCGAAAAGTGATTTTATAATTCTTTTCGGTTAAGCCTTTACATCGATTAGAAACATACGTATTATAGTTTACTAAATTTTGAACATCAATGAAATTATCAAAGTCTTGCTGATCTTTAACAATATCATTGATAGCGTCTATTGCTAAGTCTTTTCTTTTAACGTACTTTTCAGAATTTCTTATTGAACTTTCTGTACTCATATACCAAAAGAATTTTGTACTACTAGATAAAATTATCATTACTGCAAATTCAATAATAGTATCCTGTCCGAGATGTTTTATTGAACCTTGTAAGTATAGTACAAAATAGATAACTGCAATAGTTCCAGCGGTAGTTACTAAACCTAAAAGGTTTAATAATAATGTCTTCCATTTTTTCATGATATACCTCTAAAACAGTTTCTATAATATATAATGCAGGAAAAATTTAATTTTGCGCTAAAATAAACAAAATTATGCTGGCCAAATAAAGCCAGCATAAATGTTATTGCTTATTTATATTATCAAGATTACCAAGTTTATTTGCAATATCTTTTAATACTGTAAGCTGAGGATCTTCTTCAGGTGGCTTTTTGGATTGAAGATATTTGTAATGAAGTGGTATTGCAACAATGCTCCCACCTAAACCCGAAAGGCCTATTGTCAAAAGAGCATTTGCTGTAGTATTAAAGAACAATGCAATTATTACAAATATCAAAAATGGAAATACACCAGGTGCAAATCCTGCAGCCTTTTTTATAGGCTCTTTATAAATAATTGCTAAAGCAATTAAAAGGAATGTTGCAAGTAAACCTATTCCAGATTTTACCCAAGAATTTTCAAGGGTCATAATAACTGCTGCAGGTACACCAACACTTAATGTTCTAACAATATAAGCACTAATTTCCCACCAAGTATTTTTATTAAAACCTTTAGCTTTACTTGTAACTTTATCTACTTTTTCTTTTAACTTAGCAGCTTTAGCCTTATTCTTTTCAGAACCTTCGTCTATAGTTTTACGAAATTCTGAAAGTTTACTCATTACTGAATCCTCCGAGACTTTTTAACTGGCGTCTGCTGTTCTTCTAACTTTGCTTTTTCAATTTCAAGCTCAGCATTCAATTCAGCCATCTGTTTTTGATTTTCATATAACTGCTGTTCAAGTTGCTGTTTAGCGGCTCTGAGAGATTCAATCAAGGTAGTATTATCAGTATAAAAAATCTGATCACACATTAACTGAAGTTTAGACTTTTTCTCATCGCTTAAATTAGACTGATTAAAGCATTCACAAACAAATTTTGCAAGATTCATATTAGAATTTGTTTGGTTATTAATACTATCTTTGAAATTTGCAAGAGCATCATCTATTTTAGTCAATGCTTCTTTTACTTTATCGATAACTTCAAGAGTAGTATTTTTAGTTTCTGCAAGTTTATCAACAATATTACCGAGTATCCCAGTAGTTCCTTCAGTAGCAGCTTTATTAATTTTATTTGTTACACCAGTTCTAATCAAAGAAACTATCATTGTAACAAATGAGGCAAGAACTGTACCGAGCGTACCTACGGTAAGCCATTCTGGCAACTGAAAATCTGCAATAGCAACAAGTAAATTCATATTATTGTATTCTCCTTAATTTTTTTAACGTACTTTTCACCAGTGAGTAGTTCATAATAGTTTAGAGCTTCGGCAACTTTTAATATCCAGTCAACAGATACATTCTCGCCTCTTCGCTCAAACTCAAAATCTAAAATTTCAGTAGTTTTTCTTATATCTTCTAAATGGATATTTTGATACTCCGCTTCAGAACTCTTTACCATATACTTAGTTCTTGGAGTAATATTTGTATTTTCTATCATGTTATCGCACCTCTCAAAATTCTATATTTCAAAGATATACTACAAATTTTAGGTTTGTTCATTGCGTCATAGCCTTCTCTATCATCTGTCGATTTTCTATTTCTAAGTATTAGCTGAAGGTAATTGAAGTTAGCTACCATAGTTCTACAAGCATTGTTCGTAACTCGGTATACAGTAGTTGATGTTGCTTGTGGAGAAGTATTTGCATATTTTCTCGAATAAATATTAAAGTAATATTCAAAATTTATTACTGAATGATTTGCATATTTATCATCTGGAATATTGTAGTCATCAAAAACAAATGTTGTAAACAGTAATTGTTTTCTAAAATCTACAGTATCAAATATAAGAATTGCACTCTCCCATTCCCAGTCGATTTGCACAGGTTCATATAAACCGGTAGACCAATTAAAAAACTTGTCAGCATAAAGTACATAATCAATAGCACCTACTGTATATACAAATGTATCTTCAGAAAAATTAAAGACTGCATGACGACTTCCCGATCCATATTCAGCATATACTTTCACATTTGTTTCAGTTTGATAAGTATTAAATACTTGAACAAAAGGAAATTCCCAATACCACCAGCTATCAATAGTACTATCGTAAACCACTGCGGGCATAGTCAAATCTTTTTTATTCTGATTCAAAAAGAAAATTGTTAAATAATGATATGTCACAATTTTTATACTTTCTGTGGTTTCAAGTAAATCACGCACCATTTGCCTGAAACTAAGCGTCATAGGTACAAGTGTTCTATCATCTGATTGAATATTTTCCTTCATTTCAACGCTACAAATATCTTCTGCTGTGACCACTGATACAGCACTTGTAACTGGCAATGTTACAATAGCATTCTTAAAATCGCAACCTTTCGATTTAGCAGTATTTGTACACATCCAAACGTATTGTGTACCATTTTCAGTTGACATCGTAGATTTATAAATTAAATATGCTCCGTTATTGTGAAATACCCAAAAGCTTGTATCAGATACTCGTACTGCAGCAGTGAGTTTTTCTGTAACAGCAAAGTATTTCATTGGATCAAAGAATTCAATAGTTATCTGACCGTTTGCTGCACCAGTACCAAAAATATGATTTTCAGTAATAAACCAGTAATATCCGTCAAGAAAGAAACTTGTAATTATATCTTCAGAAAATTGTGACAGTACTGGTATACTCTCTGTTGGTCTATTTACAGCAATATAGCTACCCTGAATTTGTCGTTTATAGTATCTTATAACATTATTTTCAATTTCAAATACCCAATCACCAAATACAAGCATTGTTGCAGTAGATTCACTTGCTTTATAATATTCCTGTAGAACTTTACTAGTTAAAATATCTATTACTGCTACCTGATTTGTCAGTCTAGTTTTGTTATAATTTCGCCAGATATAAATATTACTAGAATCAGAAGTAATATATAATGGATTTACTACAATTGTACTTGCAGAATTTAATGGAGATATTAAATGACTATCAAATGCTACATTTTCACGTGGCGCATAATATTCAGCGGCAGTATATTGCGGGCTTCCTTGAAAACTTCCAGAGCTATCTGAATACCTTAAATTAGATACAACTATTGCGCTTGGCAATGATAACTGCTTAAAATGAGCTAAATCGTATTTACGCTGAGTTCCAAATAAACCGCTTTTAGCAGGTCTGTAATCGGTTTTATATTCTACTGCTTCATACCTACAACTATATGCCGAATACGATTGGTAATCATATGGAATTTGCCCAAACATCACAAATTTATCCGAACAAAATATATTATAACATGGATAATTTCTAATAGAAGCGTAAGTATTAGATAATGAAAAAAGTTTTACTACGGAGCCTTGTTTTACAAGCATCATCCGCATATTATAATGCTGAATTGATGAATCTACCGTAGTCATTTGGGCTATACCAATATAATAACCATCATATGCAGGTTGAGCATCTAGCAATGTATACGGCGTTCCATTTGCATTAGCAACCGTACTACCTATTGCTCGTTCATCAGATATAGTAGTAACCTTACCAGAAAATCCTACAGATACTTCAGTAATATAGGTATTTGTACTTTTTGAATACATGAATGTCAAATCAAAGTATTCTCCGTCTGGATATTCTTTTATGCAAAATGGATCAAAAATTCTCCAATCAGATGTATATTTTTGATATGTTCCAATTTCAATATTTGTTATCAATCCTGATTCTTTTAATAATAAAGCTTTTAATATATTGCCTTCATAATAAAATATAGCAACACCAAACTTATACTTAAGTATTTTTATAATATCAAATGGCTGAGCATTTACTTCAGCTAATATAGACGCTATGACCTCATATTTATTTTTAGAGTCATCGGAATTTATAATTGTTTGGTCAGTATATATTTTATCATTCAAAATATTATACAAAGATAAATCTGGTTTTAATACATTATTTAATTGTATTTCACCGGTTACTTGTTCAACTGTACCATCATTATTTACTTTCCAAAATTCAAGTCTAGTCTTTGCAGGCAAATTTGAAGCATCATATACATTTAACAAAATATAAACGCCGTCTTCAGTTTCTTCTACAGAAATGCTTTCGCCATGCAGTATCAATTTCTGCCAAATGCTAGATGAGCCTTTTGGTTGTATATTAACTGAATCATATACCGTGCTCGTATTAGATCCGCCCCACTTATAAATATATATTATGCCAAGTCTCGTTTCTTTATACCAAGTAAGATACGAGGTAGTTAGTATAGTATTTGTATCAGACATACTGTAATGAACTGCCGGTCTAACTGTTAAATTACCAAGCTCATCGCGATAAACATTCTTGCAATTATAAGTAGAGTTTTGTTCAGCTACTAGCGGATTGTCATAAACCTGTAAACCAGAAACATTATTAATATTGAAGTATTTCACGTTATCAATACTTGCATAATCTGTTGGTAATTTATGTTGAACTGGTTGTCGCCTATAAATATTATTTGCCATCAATACCACCCCTTAGATGAATGATAAGAACGAGGTCTTTCGTTTCTATTAGTATTAATTGTTGCAAGAAGCGTTTCAAACTCGTTCATTTCTTCAATAGAACGCACCTTATCATCCAATACTAACAACTGACCAGCAACATAATGGGGAATCAACATTGCAGCAATATCAGGAATTTCGTATATACTTGTATTATTTAAGCGAGAAGATTCGGCAGGTATTTGTTCAATAGTATAGTTGTCATTGTTTACTGGAATATTCATTTCGGCAAAAGTAACTTTATTAAAATACATTCCGCTGTCTACAAGTTTCGGATAAAGTGCATTATAAAAGATATGATATTCATTCTTATTTGCTATTTCAAATTTTCCATAACTATATAAATTCTCAGTTTCATTGCCAGTTAGTATAACACCATTTTCGCCGACGAAATTCTCAAGTACAAATTGTTTACCATTCAAATAAGCATTTTGTTCATCAGCAAAAGATATAAAATCAGGAGGCATAGTAAGCTTTGCAGGCAAAATATCTTTCGTCAAAACCACTACGTATTCTCTAAGATTTGGAAGTACGCTGTGAGCTATCCTGAACAAAGCTTCATTTATAGCTCTTGGAATTTTATCAGTATAATGAAGTCGCTCTGCTTCTTCAAAAGGCATACACAAAATATCATAAATACGTTGTTTTATTTCAGAATAAATCATAGTATACTCCTTAAAATTTGATGCCCGTCAGCATCTCTGCCAACGGGCATCAAAGCCTCAATATTTACGCCCCAGCGGTTACACCAGTGTAAACCGTAGGATTATTCGTCATTTCAAATGTGGACAAATCGATAAATGTAGCATTGGAATCAGTAATAGTCTTCGTAGCTGCAGAACCTTTCGTATACTTTGTAGACTCAGTACCCGAATATGCTTGAGCAGTAAGATTTTCAAGATCACCAAATGCAACATACACACAAGCATAAGGGTCACAAGTATCCGTACGGAATCTTGCACGACCATACCAAACCATCGTATTGTTTCCATCCTGAAGATAACTGGTAACCGTCAAAGGTTTTCTATCCCAAAGAATGAAGCCAAGTTCGGTGGAGTTTCTGGTAGGGTCCACGATAAGCATACCAAGTTCTTTCTTCTTGAAACCAGGAAGATCATTCAGATACGCCCATTCAGTGATACTGAATTTGTCACCCTGCAAAGGACCTTCGAGAGGACCTTCCGTAAGGCTCGCGCCAAGAGCTGCACGAAGAGATTTGTTAAACATCGAATTAGACGGCATAACAATCTTAGAATAATTAAGAGGAACAAGGCGTCCGTCATAATCTCTATGATTCATACCATACTCTCTGATGGCATCAAGAACAAATCTAATCTGATCATATACAGCCATATTGTCAGCAGTATCACCCGTATCAGGGTTAACTTTAAGAAGATTAAGACCTTTATCCATAGGATGTCCATCTTTATCAAGTTTACCGCCATATACTAGGAACTTATTACTCTGAGGAGGCGTAGCATACTTACCAGCTGGTGCTGTATTTCCAGGAGCAGTCGTGTCAGTAGTACCAGCATTGGTCCAAGGTTCGCGGCCATTCATTTCAATGAAATCAGCTTCATCTACAACCTTAACAGACGTATAGTGATAGCGATGAAAATAAAGTTGTTTGGGACCATCAATCTCAGCATTTGTACTATCGATTGCAGAAAGCGGAAATTTCTTTCCACCGTATTTGAAACTTGCCGTAAGAGCACCAGACACAGTCGCTGCACAATATTGTTCACGAGTTCTTGCATAGTTCGTAGAAAAATCTCTAACCTTACCAGCAATCTCAAGACTTCTGTTATCTTCACGTGCTTCTTCAGAAATTGCAAAGGAATCTTTCCAAGTCTGGGCTATGAAAGTCTTGCCATAGGAATCTTCCCAATCGTGCAACTTAGCAATTTCCATATCTTCAGAAGGACGGAAACCACCATGCGAAACGGTCGTATGATAACTCGTAGAATATCCATCAAGAGTCTTATTTACAAATACATCAGAAATTTTACTTCCTTTCTGGAACTCTTCAACTTGATTTTCAAGAAGCATGGGAATCTGAAGACCGAGCACATTGAACGAAGAATCCTTGATTGCTTCAGAAATATTAAATATAATAGCCATTACTTAACACCTCCAGTTTTAAGGTCATAAAACTGTTTAGCCCAGTTTTGCTGAGGACGTCTGGGAACAAGATTATCAATCATTCCCTGATCTCTCAAAATAACACCGACAAAACCATAATCCGTTGCATCTGCAGGTACAGGAATTTCTGCAACAAGATAATACGTGTGACCGGCCGTCCAAGCAACTTTCGATTTATCTGCAAGAACTGCACCAGCTCCAGTCGAATTAGTAACATCAACAATGGCGCCAACATCCTTTGCACCAAGTCCACCAGTAGTCGTATAACCGGGGTTATTAGTAGCACCAATACCACCAGTTACAGCAGACTTCAAATGAACAAATTTGGTAGTAGGATAATTGAAACGCTCATATCCATAAATAGCTGCCATAATTTACTCCTTATTTTTTTAATTCTGGATGCGCTGCATAAAATTTTTTAATATCTTCTTCAGTTGCATTCGGAAGATATTGCTTAACAGCCTTGATTTCTTCTTGGCTGATACTGATAGCGTTTACTGGTGGCGTAGCGCTTCCACCAGGTAAGCTTGTCATATGGTTTAAGGAAGTACTATTAGCTTTTGTAGCAGTCGCTACAGTTTTACTTGCAAGAATTTCTTCGGCATGAATTGCTGCATATGCCTTATCAAGAGAAACACCTTTACTTACGAGGTCTTTAGTTTCAGCATCCAAAGCTTCTAATGAATTAATATTAATTCCATACTTCGTGTTCAAAAGAGCCAACTCAGCTTCCTGACGTTTTTTCTGCTCTCTTGCGATAAGTTCTTCCGCTTCAAGTACTTTTGGATGCTTTTCAACCATCGTTTCAATGATAGGCTTTGCTGTTTCAGGTTCAATACCTGCATCAAGTAACTTTTTGTCCATACCAGAGTTCATCGCAGCTTCCCACGAATCATAACCTAAAGCTTTGGCCAATTTAGCTCGGTCTTCACTCAAACGCTTGGACACAATTTTAGTAATAGTTTCTTCCGTTGCTGCCGGCGGCACAGCCACTGTTCCTTCAGTGTTTTCGCCTTGTTCTTTTAACATAAATAAATCTCCTTTTGGGGGCGAGTTTGAGTGGAGTCTCATTTGCAGCCCTCTAATAAATATAATGCACGAAAAAATACATATTATGCTAATTTTTACAAGAATTTTTATAAAAATTATACAGGCCTCATCAGCCTGTATAATATTTACTGAACTAACCAGAAACAATCGACAAAATAATCTGAACAATCCCAAGTATCCTCAATCTTACCATAAATTGAAGAAGTCAAATGAGCTTTTATTCTAATTATGACTCTATAATTTTTGTACTTCATTGAAATATCTGCGACAGTCTCATCATTATTACAGTAACGTTTCTTGTAGCCCAATCGTTTAAGTAATTTATCATAACAGCAAACACAGAGTTTTTCACACTCATTATCCTTGGCCGTAGTAGCAAGCAATCTATCAACTGCGCCATATGATAAACCGGTACAATTACTTATTGCTCTACAGACACAATCATTAATGTGATTATTCGCTGGGTTTCTATTATAATATCGATAATTACTCATCTTCTGCAATACAATAATAGTAAAGCGCAAGTTTTTCAGAAGGTTCAGGGCCGTCTTCATCTTCAAGAAAGGCTTTAGCCAATTCTACGTAATAGTGGCATTCTCTTTCAGGAGAATACATACGGTTTATTCACCTCACAATAATCGGAATAAAGCATGTTCACAGTCATACAAAGTTCTCTTTCGTCAAAGTCTTCAAACCTGATTCCGACAGCTTTTGCTGCTTCCATAACTTGTTCCATATTAAAATGAGGACCTCTGGTACCATCAGCATTTTCAAGATTATGTTTCCAATTCATTATATCTGATTTAGTCAAAGATAATGTTTCTCCATAATCTCTCCGACGACCTCTGCGTCTGCCTCTACCTGTGCCTTTTACTCCACGTCTACCATCTTGCATTTCCATGAGGTATTTCTCATCCTCATCTTCAAAGCGTTCTTCATCGTAATTTCCATCACGTCCGTCTCTTCCGCCACGAGCATAATCCCGTCCGTAATCACGACCTCTACGTCCGTCATATCCACCACGACCATAATCGCCTCTCGCATAGTCGCGTCCATCATAACCTCCGCGACGGTTCATTCTTTCCATAAGAATTTGATCAACTATAGCATTACGCATTTCTAATTCCTCCTATTAAGCTGTAGGTGCCGGAGTAGCCGGTACAGGTACTGCTGCAAGTCTATTATCGGGTGCACAAGAAAGATTTCTAAGTACTTTGAAGACTGCAGAAGTTGCTGTAGTAGCTACTTTCATCGGATAACGAGTACGAGTTCTGAGTGCACAAGCAGTCACCTGAGTACAATCACAACGAACCATTGGATATACCGTAGTATCAGTACCAATAGTAATTCCGACCGGCATGTTAATAGTAGCAGTATCAGGAATATTCTGAATTAAAATAAGGCAAAACTTCTGACAATCTGCATAACTACCATTAGCTATATTGATTACCAAAGTTCCGCCCGTAACAGTAATACTATTGCTAAAAACTATCCGTTCGCAAATATTACAACGAGTATTACACGACATATTTAACCTCCTTTATCAAGTGAGGCACAAATTAGTTGTGCCTCACTTGATAAAGGAGATCCATCACCCATAGTGACATCTCCTTAAATTTATTTTATATCAATACTTAGCCGTACGCTCTAAGAATTAATATCAATGATTAAGTCCCAGCATTTGCATAAGCTGGCTTGGATTTATTCCTCTCTGCTGTAACATTTGCATGGCTATACTTTGAGGATTTCCTCCACTTTGAAGCAAAGAATTAATTTGCTGAGCTATCTGCGGATTTTGCTGGGACAGTTGATTTATGAACGCCTGCGGGTTTGTTTTGGCTTGCTGCACTTGATTCATTATTTGCTGCATTTGCGGGTTTACCGGCATCGGCATTCCGCTGGCCATCATACTGGGCATTTGTATTTACCTCCATAGATTTAATTTTATCTTCAAGTTGACTTATCCGTTTAGATAAATCTTCAAAAGATTCTTTAGGCACTTCTGCAACTTCAGGATTTTTATATACAGCCAAACTGTATACATTACAAGTTTTCTTACCCCAAGCATCAGTATTCACTTCATACATTATGTCTTTATTTTGGTCAAAGTAAACATAGCTGCTATTATTCTCAACTTGTCTACTCATCGCATCTTCTTGACTAATGCAGAGTCTCTTATTAGTAGTCGGAGGAATTACAGTATTTGGAACAGCTTGTGTTTGAACTGGCTGCATATTTTGATATGGATTAGTCGCATATTGCGGCTGTGTATATCCTAGAGCATAACCAGGTATATACCCATAATTGTTATAACCATAATTTGGATAAGCCATTTAATTTTTCCTCCAATTTAATTAAGGTTTTGCAAACCACATTTCAAAAAATACACAGCTATTTCGCATAGCATTCTTAAGAGTATCTTGAGCCCAACTCCCATAACCGAAAGAAGTAGTATAATAACGCCCCATACTTAAAAAATCTGCAGAATCATTCTTCGCAATAGCTGTACCATATCCAAACATATCTAAACTAGAACTTTCAAGAACATCGCCCCACCAATAACCATCTAAAAAATTAGCTTGTGTCAAATTGCTAAATGTAGTTCCAAGCTTACCTCTAATATTAGATAAGTTGATAGTTCTATATTTGTAATCCTCGCTAGTTGTAGCGTATGTAATTTTTAGCATACCGCGTACTTTTGTAATATCATTATATCTATCATCATAAGCAGATACGGAATAATAAATGGTTCCAGAAAGCCCTGTAAATGTTCCGGTTACACTCTTAAAATTATTCAAACCAACTACGTTCCATAAAGCACTCAAACGCTGAACATATGTACTAGTCATTAAACCCGTAGTGCTTGAAGTTGCATCTGGTATTGTAGACACTATTGTAATATTATTAGAGCTATCTGCTTGTAACTGAATACCGTTACCACTTTTTAATCTTGGACCAGTATTATATTTTCCACCATAGTATACTCTTAAATATGGATTAGTCGAAAATCCCGGAACTGTTGCAGTGGTAGTATCTGCAGCAAATATACTTGGAGCCATACTTGGTTCAATTGTAACTTTACCTGCTGAATCTGATTGTACAGTTAATCCACTACTATATAACTGAATGCTGCTCGAAACTGCTCCATCAAAAACAGTATTTATGTAAGGATTAGCGGTAGCACCATTTGATACTCCGGCATCATATGGACAAGCAACTAATTTCAAAGTAGGCTTATTTGTAAGATTCTGATAATTCAAATAATAGGTATCTGCTTTGCCATTTAAATTCAATGAATTATTAGCTAAATCAGCATTCGAAGCAATACCATATAATTTTCTACCAGCCACAAATCGTATCGAATACTGTTGTACCTGTTCACCATTAACTATATAATACGGTCTATTTTGTAATGCAAAACTCCCGGGAGCAGACCAACAATTTGCACAATAAACTCGCATTTTATTTACGATTAAATTGGAAGCATAAGATGTATTTACACCAGTTTGTGAAAAAGTAAATCTTAATTTTTTATAAAAGGTATTATTTCCTAAACCGGCCGTAACATTTACATTGATAACGTTCCAACCACTCCAACCACCAATGGGAGCTTCAACAATTTTTACAAAAGTATCCGGATTGGCAAAAGTAGAGCCGTCTATTTTTACTTTACAACCAGTAGCGCCATTTGTGTTAATCCAAAACAAAAATTTACGAATTTCGCCATAAAAGTTATTACTCGAACCGGGTCGTACATCAATAGTGAATCTGTGCCAGTTATTAACTGACTGGCTACCTACGACATTACTATTATTGACATTCGCACTAGAAGTAACTAAGTTATAGCCATGTGCTGTATAAGTTGTCCAAGTATTTCCAGCATCAGATGAACGCTCGAATACAAAATTTTCATTGGGCATTTCAGCAAAACGATTAGCAGATAATTCATCAGAGAGCGCGGCATCTAAGGGTGAAACACTGCTTTCGATATTCGGTCCACCCCATTCAAGAAGTGTCGATTGCGTTCTTGGATATAAGTTATTCGATTGTGATTTAAGTTGTACCCATTTATTAGCCATAATCAAACGCCTCACATAATATATAATGCGTTTATGTGAGGCGTTTATGCTAAATTTTACAAGAATTTATTGAATTTTATACTTATTTACAAATATTAAATTTTAAGATACTTCTTCGTAAGTAATCATCCAGTTATTAACCTGGTTTAACGCACCATTAATATTCGTAACAAGAGATTTTAAGATTTGTCCATTTAAGGCTTGTTTCAAAGCAGCATCTGGAACAGTTATAGCTAAACTCGTAGAACTAGGAGCAATAAATGTTGCAGCTATAGTATCGGTCGCAAGTTTACCATCTGGGCTGGTGTAAGGCACCGCACCACCAGGAATAGTTGTAGATAATCCGCCATACAATTTATATTCAGTTTGAGTAGCTCCATTGTGTACATATGCATACTCACCAGAAGTAACTTTCTTATCCAATTTACTACTTTGCAAAACACCAATAGCATCAGAAACTACTTTAGACGTCGGTATATGATCATTAGTCCCAGATAAATTTTTATTATCTATCATATATCCTTCACGTGCCAGTATATGACCAGAGTCGTCTGTCTCGCTAACCAATATATGAGGAGTAGTGACTGCCCAAGAAGTATTGGTATCACTTGTCTTAGCATACACTACTTTGGTAGAATCCCAGATACTTCCTGAAATTTTACTGTTAACATACGTATATACTGAATCGGCGTTAGGAAGCATAGCAGCAGGATGATTACTGGCTGACATTGCACCAGCGGCATAAGTACTTTGCTTTATTATCCTACCCGTACCCGTACCCGAAACCTCAACTAACATACCGCCAGTAGTAAACGCTGTAGTAGCAGTAACATAATTAGTAAGGTCAATAGTACCACCAAGAGGATCCCAAACAGTACCGTTCCATGCCCAGTTGGTACCTGCATGTGCATTACCATATGCAACTACAACGTTCCAAACATCACCTACTTGGTTTCCAGTTTTAGGAAGGTCTGCATAAGTATCTTTAGAACCTTTATATTTCAAAGCAGAAGAAAGCTTTGCATTAATCTGTTGATCGGTATAAGTCTTAGCAGAAGCTAAAGTACTAGTTGCTGTAGAACTTACATCGCCTAAATATGCAATAGTACCGTTGGCATCTTGCAATGTTATGTTATGCTCTTCAGAAGATGGACTAGTTTTTACCACAAATCCTTGATTTGTAAGTTTCATATAAATAGATTTATCTGTAGCATGAACAGAAATACTTTCCGTATTAAACCTATTCAAATTAGTCCAATCGTTACCACTAGAGAGTCTACCATAGTGAGTATTAGCATAACCCATATTGACCGCTTGTATAGTTTCAGTTGGATCTGCTACGTCTAACCTACCACTATTATCTCGTTTAGCTATGGTTCCACCGTTAGCTGCTTCAGAATAAGGAAGTGACGCTTGTATAATAGTATCACCGTTGATAACTTTGCTAGTTCCATATACTATATTGCTAGATGTGGTATTTTGTTCAACTAATTTAGCAACAGTTTCAGTGCCATCTACTGCTACCGATTTAACTATATCTTCTAATTTTACTCTCGGATAAAGCCTAACTTCTTTATCCATTAACCTTACTGATTTTGTTACTACATCAGCCATTTTTGTTTTCCTCCAAAATTTCGTATTGGATACCAGTATGCTCAGTTATCATATTATCAGTATAATTTTTTGCATCCTCTAAAACTTGAATTGCAACGTTATCTACATAACCTTTATTTGCAGCGTGCCTATATTGAGTAGGGTTTGCTGTAAATATCTGGCCTAACTCATTCCGTTTAACTATGGTATTAGGTTCTTCAGATATTTCAACCATAATCAGTATCTGATTTTCACCTTCTACTGCATATACTGCACTTCTACCATCTGTTGTACGTTTATTTAATTTTTTATCTATTTCAACTTTTAACTCAGCTGATAAATTTGTTATAGTTTGATTTATTAAATCAGTTATACCAACTAATTGGTTTATAGCACCTACAACAGTTTTATCTGCTAAATTTATTCTTGGATCATAACTATCTTGTTTTTTATGCGAACAGCAGTCAATATCAAGAAATACTGTTGCATCCAATTTAACAAGAGCGGATATAGTAACTTCTTCTGAACTGGCTAATCCAGTAACAGTGTCATCTAACAATATGGTTGTCAAAGGATTAAGCATTATTTGTATCCTCTATAACAAGTTTATGGGGCTGGATTAGCTCTTTTTTCCACGATACGCTACTATAAGGAAACCCTTTGAATGAACTTTGAAACACTTGAGGACCTTTTGTAATGCCTTCATAAGCAATAACATCATAAATATAAGTTTTTGCTTCAAGCATTTCAGTATCTTCAAAATTCAAAACTACAACTACATTGAATACATATGGTATAACTTTATACCCATTCGCCAATAGAATTACTTGCTGATAAATATCTTTACCATAAGAATCTAAACTATGATATACTCTATAAATACCACGATTAACATCTGTAATTACTTGAGAATCTGATACAGAGGTTGAATTAGTTTCCATTATTTTATCTGTTGTAAACTTATTATAACCACCAGCAGCATAATCACTATCGCCACCATACATGGGCGGAGCTTTTAGATTCAAATATTTCTCAAGTACAATTGAATCATAACTACCAGATCTAACAGTAAATGCAATAGTTGGAAATTCTGTAGCTTTTTGTAAATCTTTACCAATTGTACCAGATTTATATGCATTCAATATTAATGGTTTAGATAGCATATCATCCTGCTTATACCGTAATTCTATACCATACAACCAGCAAAGTAACGGTACACTTGTATCATTTGGATTAATCGAAATATCTATAGAAGTGATTAATTTACCGCTACTTGCTAAACCAGTAATATCAAAGCTTAATACCGTTTCTCCGGGATTTATAGCTTCTCGAGCACCCGATAAACCGTGTATTGTAACATATAACGCACATGCAACGCTTGAACAGAATCGCATATATATTTTATCAATATTATATTGAGATATGCCATTCCTAAAATCAATTGCGACATTTTTTCCTAATCTATATGCAGGTTCTGATTTACTTGGTTCATACTCCACTTTTGCATAATCACCATCAGTATATACATCAGCATAAGACGCAAGATTACTATTAGTTTGATTAACTGGGAGTATATATGGAGTACCTTCTTTTGTCCAAAATTCAAACTTCAAAGTTGAAGTCTCACCTCTAGCAAAATAAATATCATTATTCTTCACTCTGAGCATTGTTCGCCTCCAATTCAGTACGTGCAGCAGGTGGAATAGGATTAGCAGGTTCAGGCTTTTCATTTGCATTCTGGCCAGTTTTAGCTTTGCCAGCACTTATCTGACTTGCTTGAGACGGTGCATTTGGAGTCTGCCCTTGTCTTTGATCAGATTGCTCTGCCGCCATCATCTGAGCAACTCTATCCAAAATATCTGGATGATTGAACAAAAATGCTTTAACCGCAGGATCTAGATCTTGCTCACGTTCTGTAATATTCTGATTTATTGCAGCAGCAAACGGGAATTGCAATTGCTTCATAATAGACCAGTATAATTTCAAAACGTTCGGATCTGCTGGATTGCCAATAGAACCAGACATGAACTGAGCAGTCAGAGTTTCCCACATCTCTTGCTTATTTCCAAACAGCGATGCATTGTCAGCTTCGATAACGAAGTTATCATCCCAATACAGTTGATTAGTTTCTTTATTCTTTTTCAAAAATAAATACCTATTGAACTGCATCTGCAAGATATCACCTTCATCTGAAAATTTAACATAGTGCTGAGTTTTATCTGCATATGCAAGCAAAAACTTAAACTGTTTTCTATAAATCTCAGAGTAGGCTTGAACCTTCATACGCTGTTTACTCTCAAGCCTACCGGCAGATTGCGCCGCTGCAAGTTGCTTTGCTTTACCTGACGTTGCTGTTGTATCCTTTTTACCTTGATAACTCTCAGTTATACCAAGAGTTGCTCTACCGTACTGATACATTCTTGTTGCAAATATATCATCTTGCTGCATATTTGCTTGTATTGTTTGCACAGAAAATGCTTGAATCATCCGAGGATCTTGTATTGGTACCAATTTCAAAGTACTGTCATCAGAAGGAATTTTAGTACCTTGAGGATAGGTTACAAACGACCCAGCTTTCAAGATATTTTCTTGTTCTTTTGTCGTAATCCTATTAAGGGTATCTTGATTCTGAGCAATCATATCAATGTCTGATATACCATATATAGAATCATCTGCAGATATGCTTACACGCATTACAACTGGTAGCTCACGTATGTGATACGAAGGAAGCCTATCGCCTTTTGACACGATTTTCTCAAGACCAGCATATGGATTATCGGGTTCACCCTTAGCTCGAGCTTCCGCCCTCAACCGAGCGTTCTCTTCCATATTGCCTTCATATATATCCTGAGTAGCAATTTCCTCATCCATTATTGCCCATTCAAAGACGTCGCTATTACATGTCGGACACGGCTGATCGAGATTGACAATTACCTCTCCACACTCGTTACATCTGACAACGCGGCGAAGTTCAAAGTAATTATCTTGAGAAATCAAAGCCATACTATTTTCGGAAAATATCGTTCTTGCCAAGTCGCCATCTTCGTTCAAATAGTAGCAAGTAATTATAGTACAAACATCCACACCATCGCCGTCTGGCGGTATATCTACTCCATACAGTCGTTTGATGGAGGCACAAGTAGCAATATTCTTTAAGAAAACATACTCGGCATCCTTGAAATCAGTTATACCAGGTTGCACGTATACACTACCGGCAGGATAATAAGTAAGCTTGAGTCCACCAAAACCTGAATTACTTGCTTTCGACTGGTCCCATTCTATCAAATACCAACCATAACCATTTTTCAAGACACCACGCTCTGCTTTATCATTGATAGCAATGCCGTCTTGCATTTTCATAGCCTGGCTTAAATAGTAAGTAGCTTGTAGTGCTCGTTGAGCATCCTCAGCCATCAACGGAGTTACTATGGGTTCGGGTACAGTATTACTGATCTGAGATTCAATGAGTTCAAAAGTAATATTCTGATGGCACTCTGCCTGAACCTCGACACCAGTCTTTTTATTCTTAATCTTACCCTCACCCTTATAAAGTGACTGTCTGCGCGGTATCTTAACAATCTCGATATCAGCAGAACTTTTACTCATAGTATATTTAGTTATAATTTCATCAAATGTCATATTCCACCTCAAGAAGCCTCTATACCCATTAGGTCAAAACCTTCTGAATTTCCTATATCGAATGGCGGATTACCCCAAGCTTGCCGCATTGCTATTTTATCCTGCTCACTACCCGATAAATAATCCTCAACCATGTCCTCTGTCCAGTTCCTACTTTTAGCAATAACTTCTTTAGGTACCGACTCAGCTGCTAATATCATAGTCATCCGGTTGAGTGCTTGCGAAGTTGCGTCGACGTCATCATCATGTGCACCTTTGGGGAAGGCTTTCAATGATGCTTCATACTCATTATAATAGTCTGCCGTCTTATCAAAATAAACTTTGCCACTGTGGAATAGCCAAGTAACTGCCATCGCTCTGGAATATTTACCACCTTCAGGTTTAACAGGTATGACACCTTTGACTTGTGCCACGTTCAGCATATCTATGGCAGCAACACCATTTGCAGCTTCCTCAATGTAGTGGTAATTTAATCTGAATCTGCTACCCAGTGCGTTTATCCTCTCAAGCAACTGAGGAAATGAGTAGTGACCTTTCTCCGCATGTAGCAAAAAGTAGTCATCTTCCAATTTTGCCCATACCTGTAAGGCGTTGAAGTCATTATCTTCTTCATGTTTGAGCGCTGCGTCAATGCTCAATGCTATGACCGGCCACACTGTAGTCTTGCCATCCGGATGCAAAAGTCCTTTGTCGGTTATCTTACCCCATTCACAGGATCTGAACATCTTATCAGTAAATAAGTTGCCTGACCCAATTGTTGGGTTACCTTGATAGTTGTTCTCCCAAGTTAGCAAATTGCCTTTGCGTATGTACGCTTTCTTGAATGCCTGTACCCACGTTCTACCTTTGCCTATCTCAGGGCATGGACCGTCACCTAACTCGCGGCCAAGTGGATCGTTCGTAGCGTCAACACATTCACACGGTATATTCAATATCTCAATAGCCGCCGGATCCTCAACACCTTTGATAACTTCAAAGATATCTCTCATATTCCATCTGGTTTGCATCAAGATTACTTTTCCACCAACCTTGACACGCGACCGCACGACTGACAACCAATTGTCTTCAAGAGTAGTATTAAATGTATCCGAATTTGCCTCAGTACTGTCATGGCAAGTGTCGTCAATTATAACCACATCAGCGGGGTTACCGTTGACAGTAGACATTGTAGCAGAAAGACAAGTGCTTTTGATGTTTTTCTTCTCATCAAAGATTACCTCAAATTCCTCGTTGGTCCACTTATTACCGATCTTGGCACCTGGCCACATGTCAATGTTCCACTCAATCTTACGCTTGTTCTCAGCCGAGGCCTTCATAGCAAAGTTGCTTGAATACGATATGACAATGCAATTGCTTCCAGGATGCTTGAACATATACCAGCTTGGTATGGACTGTGCGCCCCAAGTAGTCTTACCAGTCTGAAACGGCAGTGATATAAGCAAAAACTCAGTACCGTCTATCCTTCCAGGTCTTTCTAAGAAGTCCTGTATTCTGGTACTGAGCACCTCATGCAGGTGTGTCGGTTTAAGGTCGGGTCTGCACTTCAAGACATACCTATAATAGGAGTTAATAGTATCTCTGCGCGCCTTGTCGGCCTTGACTGCCTCATACTGCGCCTTAGTTAACTGAATCTTAGGAGTATCAATGATGCTTTCTTGAGAATCATCCCTTATGCCGGGAGGTAATATGTTACTCTTCATCCAGCACCTCAGCATTATCCAAGAGATAATCTAACTGCTCGTCTGTCAGCTGAGCAATATTGTTGTCATTCTTGATCTCTTTCTTGTCCACTGGTTTACCGCCACCAGTGTCACGGACAAATGACGCGGACTGCGTATTTGCATTCTCAATGCCATTAGCAAAGTGCGATACCATCATCCAATCCTCGAGCGAGAGCTCATCTATATCAAGCTGGTCGACTATTACTGGAAATAGATTCGACTGCTCTAAGAATGTTTCAGGTCCACCTTTCAAATGTTTTATAACATCTACTGGTATACTTATGCCGCCAATCAGTTTAGCTGAGAGTTCCCAGTTGTTAGCAAAGATGCTCCTTTGAGTATTTTTCTTGATAGCTCTCTGCGTTGTTTGTGTAACTTCATTGTAATTCATGGTGAACCTCCTTTGAGCCGTTAGGCCCTGGGTAGTAAGCAAAGTATTTATTTTAGTCAAGCTGCGAGAGCTTGTTGAAATGTAAATAAGGAGCGGTCGGTTATATGCAAAATAAACTATTCAAACTCTGCTCGGGACGAAAGCAAAGATACAAATCGGAAGATTTAATAATCACGACCGCTCATAATATATAATGCGCCCTCTTGAGCGTTTTTGCGCTTTGTTTTACAAAAATTTTATTTGAGCAAAGATACTTTCGAGAGACCCGGGCTATAGGCGTTTTATTTACTTTAATTGGTGAATGTGAGTAAGTGAAGATGTAGGATGTGGTATGGAAATAAAATATAATTGTGGCGGTGCAACGGTGCTGTATATAATGAAGTATTTGTGTGGTAGTGCAAACAATGCGGCGATGCTCACCCAGTCATCCATATATAAGCATAAAGGGAACGTTCACGAGGCGGGGCCAACTATTTTTATTTATTTAATTATAAAAATTGATAAATAATAAATATATTTTATATATTTATTAAAATTAATTTTTATAAATAAT